CCTTACGGGTGAAAATCTGCATAATGTCAGCCTGTCGCTCAGGGTCTTCGTACTCGTTTGTGCTGACAGGAGTACGAGTCAGTTCATAGCCGTAGTGGTTCGAGTCAATGACGAAACCGCCAGCAGTCGAACCGTTACCGTCATCAGAACCAATACCCTGCGTATTGTCAACAACAACGCGCATTCCTGCAATCTGACCGACCTCACCAGTCGCAACAACCTCGTCACCGCTCTCAGTTGCACGATTAAAGTTACTGTCAGTCAGGAGGTCCCCGTATCCGTCGAGGTCCACAATGAGCAGGTCAGGGTTGTAATCGTTCTGGCGAACTTCCACCATCCCGTCACGAATGTCACTGAAGGACATCACGTCGTCATTATCTCCAACAACTTCATCAACATTCGAGTCAAGTTCCTCGAACGCTTCTTGATTGAGTTTCTCGGCCATCGAACGAGCAAGGTCTTCCACTTCTCGCGCCTTGAAGTCAATCATACCATCTTCCATCGCCTCCATCGTGATGGCAACCTCGCCACCGTACTTCTTGAAGGTTACCGTGACCTGACTGACCGAACTCTGGTCACGCTCGAACTCCTCACCCTCGGCGATAACGTTGGGCGAACCCATGTCGTCGTTATCGATATTGAAGGTGTACGAATTCGACTGAATGCCTGTAGCGTCAATCTCCCGGAAGGCCTGTCGGTAGACAAGGTTTTCCTGAAGAACTTCCTCAACCGTTTCACGGACGAAATCCTCCGTGATTACGTCATTAGTAGTTAGTGTCATATATTAAATACCTCTCAATTAGAGTACCACTTCGACCCAATCCTGCGAGCCATCGTCATACGTATCGACTACGCGGAACCCTTGGTCATCATTGTCGCCAAAGTGTCCAGCGGTATCGCCAAGTCCTGCACTGTCACCTGCCGAAAGGTCAGAATCGGCCTTTGCCTTATACGTACCCTGAACTGCAACGTTTGCATCAACGTCTCCGTCGATTTGTTCTCCCTGATGGGAGGCGCCGTAAACATTACCGTAGTTCACGAGAACACCAAAAATGATATCATCAGTGGATGCCTTCTCAACATTACCGCTTCCATTAATCTTTACAACATCTCCCGGCTCTGGTTCTGTAGCACCACTCAGTTCATCCAGTCGAGTCCCGTCAGGGACTCCGTGCGGTACACCAACCGTATCACCATTACGTCGAGTCTCTCCGCCTTCCGGCGTGTCAGATAGTCCTGCCATATTAAATCACTGTATATTACCCGAAAATCCGCTGACGCATTTCTTCCTGCTTCTGCTTGATCTCTTCAGAGCGTTCAAGTTCCTCCTCGGACTTGTCATCTCCTTCGTCAAGTTCTTCCTCATCTACGTCGCCACCCTTCGGGTCAGGGCTTAGTTCTTCTTCAAGGTCGCCAACTTCTTCCTCGTGCTTGTCACGAAGTTCTTCGATGGAGAACTTGTCCATCAGTTCCTCGGCGCTAAATGCACCAAGTTCTTCAGCGAGGTTACTCGCGTATACCTTCTTGACCTGTTCTGCCTCATCAGAGAGCGACTCGTAGCGAGAGGACTCGATAACCATCGGCTCATCAGACGAAGCGAGTTCGTCAACGAGGTCGCGGTCTACTTCATCGAGAACCTCTGTACGCTCTCGTAGTTCGGAAATATCTTCCGAAATATCATCATACTTCTCGGCCTTTTCCTGAAGTTCGTCGAGGTCATCCTGTTCGAATGCGACAGGATTCTCAAGTTCTTCAAGTCGAGCCTGAAGTTCGTCACTTAGTTCAGTCATAGTAATCACTTTTGTAAATTTCGAGTCCATCTCGCTCTCTCCGGATTTATACGCTTCCCGGAAGTCATCGCTGGTGAGGACAGACACCCCAACGAGTTGTGGCACGTTGGATGCCATTTCGTCTTCGTCCATTAGTGAATCAAGCATCGATTCAATCTCATCTTTCTGGTCAGACGAAAGACCATCAGTTTGGCTCAGACGAGCCTTCGCATTCCGAACAGCATTCATGGAAAGCGTGCCGTCAGGTCGAACAATTGGAAGTTTCATATCACTGTAATTATCAGCGGGGAACCCGCTCATCGAAGCAATGAAATGATTTCCAATTGACGACTTCTCATCATCGGAGAGGTCATCCCACGACTCATCTGTGAAGTCGTTAAGTGCTGGCTTGCTCCATTCAGCGTCGTCCATTCCAGAAAACTCTGGCTTGTGGACAGTTCCTTCAAGTTCCTCAGATGAATTCTCCTCGAACGACTCGGACTTCCGAATCGCCCAATCAACGCCTTCGTCGCCGCCCCACGCTTTCCACATCATCCAACCGCAATCAGATTCGCCTTCCTCATCAGACATATCACTATTCTGACGATGGCGATTAAATTGCGCCATGCGTTCAACTGTATCACGTGAAAGTGACTCGCCTGACGCAAGTTGATTTGCTCGCATCCAGCCAGTATTGGTCCCACAATCGCGTGGGTTGCCAGTCTCCTCACGTGCGTCAAGCGCCATCTGCGCATTCTCTTTCGCCGCCTCGGGGTAATCATCGTAACTCTCCATTTCCTCGGAGTCGCGATTACCAGAATGCTCCCACTCGCCATCAGCGAGTTTACGGATAATGTTATCAACTTCTTCTTCCCACGAATCGTTCTGCGTTTCGTCATCCGTGGTAATTGTCGCAATGTTTCCATCAACTGACTTGACAACCATTGTCGAATCGTTGACGGTATCGAAGAAGGTCATGCCCTCCTGAATGAGTGACATGTTTTCTTCCATCATCTCTTTCTCTTCATCCATTGCGTGACCAGAATTAATTGAACGCCGGTCAAATTGCTGGATGTCAGAGAAGCCTGCTGAAATTGTGAAGCCTGTCGGAATGAGTTCCCCGTTCTTCATCTCATGAATTTCAACCATGACGATTTGCCGCTTTCTGTCAACGTGGACAACGCGTCCAAAGAGTTGCGGCTCGACTTGCCATTCGACAAGCATTCCATCTTCCCACATTGGGGGAGACGGAACTTCCTCGTCCTTCATCGGATGCTTCCTATCCATTAAGTGACGGTTAAGTTCCTCCGGGTATGCGGAAAGGTCAGCGCCTGCTTGCATATACGCAGCAAGGAATTCCTCGTGAGTCGCACCGGGCATGTAATAATCCACGCCCTCTACTTCCATCGTGTGCGTGTCTCCACCGAGGCCGAGTTGCTTCGACATTTGGATTGCCCTATCCTCGGACTGGAACATAAAGTTCTCAGGAGACATATTTTCAGATGTTCCGCGAGCCATCTTGAAGTCAGTCTCGGAAAGGGTATTCTCCTTGTGTGCAACCATTGTATCAGAACGTTCCCATCCATTGTCAGTTTCCTGAACAACATTAATGAGATACACGTCCTCCTCGTCAGAGGCACACACCTTCACGTCACCGTCGATTCGGTCAGCGAAACAGCCTTCCGTTTTTCTATCAACAACAACGCCACGAGCAGTTCCACCAGACGAATCCCACATCACCTTTTCGTCTTCGGCAATGTTTTCCTCTTCGTCCATTGGTTCACCGATGTCAGATTCGTCGAGGTCCCACATTTCCAAATCGTCAAGTGAGACTTCTTTCTGCTCACCGACTGCTCGCCACATTCCGTCAATTTCCTCCATGACTTCAATCATCGCGGAGCCGTCTTCTACCTTAAATACAATCCCGTGCATGTCGCCCCACTGGACGAAATCGGACGATTCTATTTCCTGTAGTTCGGCTTCAAGCGTATCGGTGAAGTCAGAAAGTTCCTCGACGGATAATTCAGCGTGCTCCCCCATTTCGAGCGTATTGCTCGGAGAAGCACCTTGCGGAACGATGGAAAGGTTGTCAAATTGGATATCTTCGACAATCTTTACACCGTCGCCATTTTCTTCCATCTCGTCAACGTCGATATGATATCCACGAATAGAGACTTCAAGCAATCCATCTTTCACTCGGTCAACAAGTTCCTCGTCGTAGAGTTTCGCCTCATAGACGACACCAGTTCCTTCCTTATAGCCCGCCTTGGTCACGCGACCAACGACGCCGCTTGCAGAATTATTGTGGTCTACAACAAGGTTCTTGCCTTGTAGTGTTTCGGCTGCTTTCTTCAGTTCTTCACCGGGCCACATTTTCTTCACTCCTGAAGATCCATGTGTGACATCACCAGAACCGAGAGCAACACCGTGAATTGTGTAAGGTGGCTCGTCCTGTTCTTCCGATAGGTGTGCCTCCCGGCGCTCAAACTCAAGAACATTAACCGTTTTCATATTTGTAGCACTCATCTAAATAAAGCCACCTCGCGTGTGCGATTTCTCTTCACTATATATAACGTGCGTCGTCCCGTTTATATGTATACGTAATGTTAATATCGAAAGATTTAAATAGTAGCAAAACGTATACATTATTATGCCTCGAACGAATACTGTACGACTTAGTGATGAAGAAATTTCACTATTAAAAGAATATAGAGATGAACGGTATAGTGGATATGTTCCACTGGGTTTTGTTATCGGTGATTTAATAAAGAAAGATGAAAATTAATTGCGAGATTTACCAAATATATATCTAAAATTATTTATAAAGAAATATAATCTTTTGGTTATTTACTATTGAGATATAATAGATTTATTTTTACTGATAATAAATATAATAATTTATAATTCATAAACTTCTTCTAGTGGAATTTCTGTCCAATCTGTATCAATAGAAATATCAATTTGTCCACCACTTACATTTTCTGCTTCAAAGTATACATTTTCTCCGGGCTGTAAAATTATTGCAGGACCATTTGCGCTACCCGGAGCAAGAGCAAGTGTTCCGAATAATTGTTCTGAACTACTTCCAATAACTTTTGGTGTCCATTCATTACCACCACTTACATCTGGCCCATACTCAACTGTTGCACAAGAATCACCATCTGAAATAAGGCGATTTTGTTCTCCTTTAAGTGTTCCAGCAGAATCACGTGTTACTGAATCAATTTTTCTCACATATGATTTTCCTGTAACCGAAAAGAATGAATCAACAAATGCATAGCATTCTGCGTCATCCGGAACCTCTAGTAGAACACCAACACTTGTATTATCAGAAACATCCGTGAAAAGATGCCCATTCGAAAATTCTCTTCCAAGAAGTGCATCAACACTCGAACGAGCGCGACTTCTGTCTTCAACCGCAGCCTGCACATTTTCTTTTAAATTAGCGTCTGTTATTTCTGGATATGTCATTAGTATCTTCTAACTTTTTATGACACGATTTGCAGAGTGTCACTAAATTATCGAGTGAGTTAGCCAACTCGAATTGTTCAAATGTCGGTTCATCTTCGTCAATTATCTGCCGTCGTGGTACTTTGTGGTGAACGTGTAAATCCTCGTTATAGTGTTGATAATGCGAGTCTCGTGTCATATCACACTCCTCGCAGGAGTAGTCATCTCGTTCAAGTGCTTTCGAACGCTGGTCTTGCCAATTAGGTCCGTAATAGAGGAATCGGCCACCTTTCCACTGAGGATTGGCTT